TCAGACTTTGAGGGTCAGCGTGCGCTGAACAAGGGGCTGTTGGGCGCGGACACGGCCGTATACGGCGGTCAGTGTGCCGATGAGACCGACGAGGGCCTGGGCGATGTTGGTGATCTGGCCTGCGACGGTGTGGACGGTTGTGGCGGAGACATCGAGGCCAAGGGCCGGGCCGATTGCAGGCAAGACGGCGGCGAGGCCGGTGACGACCGCACCCCAGATGGTGATGGATTCGCCCCACCATTTGGGTTGGGCTTGCGTCGGCGTTGATGCGTTGATCATGGATGTAGGTCCTGTGGCGAGGGTTAAAGACAGAGCGAGGGTTTTGTCGACGCGAGCGAGCCAGCCGCGCCCAAAACGGGGAAAGCCGTTGAGCGTGCGGTAGCGTGCGCGGCGCAGATCGGCGTAGGTCTTCAGCGCCGCGCGGGGATTGGCCGACGTGACGGCTGCTTGCGTTACCGGGCCGAACTCGCCGTCGATGGGACAGCCGAGCGCGGTCTGGAGCATGCGGATCGCGGTCACCTTGCCCATGTTAACGGCAGTGTCGAAGTGAAAGAGGGCCAGGGATGGCGGGAGGCTCGGGCAGGCGGCCTTGAACCAGTAGTCGTTAAGGTAGATCGCGCGGACCTCGTGGGCCTGGATGCGCTGGAGCCCACCGATAAGGGTTGCGCGATTTTCGGGGGTGATCGCCATTTTGTGGTGGCGGGCGAAATCAGCCAGCGTGATGCCGAAGTTGGTCGGGCCGCCGGGATCGGCGGGGTCTTTGGTGTAGCCGCCCTCCATATCAAGGACGTGGGCGAGGGCTCGGTTGAAGGTTGGGTTTTGAGGGGCGGGCGTTGTCGGGTCGGGCAGGGGTGCGGGTGGGTTGAGCCAGGGCCAGCGGAGTGACAAGAGGCGAGAGGTAGGGAAGGCCTCGACCGTGACGGCGTTCGACTGATTGCCGCCGAGCAAGATAAGTCCGTTGGTCGATTGGCCGATGAGAAAGCCGACGTGGCCAGCGTTTGGGTCGGGACCGCGGGACAGGACGGCGATCGCGCCAAAGCGCGGTGTCGAAAGGTGATTGCCCCAATTCAGATAATCGCGCGCGCGCAGGGTGCGGGCAGAGGGTGTATCGGCGCGCTCCAGGCAGGCGCTGACGAAGGCGGCGCACCAGGCGACGTCATCGCTGGTGACTGCGGGGTGGCCAGCGTCGGCAAACAGCTCAGCGATGCGCGGATTTGTGGCGGAGCCTGGGGTTTCGCGTTGGCCGAGTTCGGCCCACGCCGGGGCGAGCCACGCGGGTTGGTCGAGGGGCGTTGGCATGGGGATCTCGGTGTTTTTGAGGATGTCGTAACGGTTCATTCTTTGGCGTGAGCGCGTGGCCGCCCCTCACCCCAACCCTTTCCCCGTTAAGGACGGGGAGGGTGTTTTCATACCGTCGCGCAAAAGTTTCGAGTCATCGTGTCGCCGGCTGCGCGACGGTATTCTCTTTTGTTTGCGCGTGGCCGCCCCACCAACCCCACGCGCGGATACCAGCGGACATAAGTCATAACTTATGTCCTCTGGTATCAGAGGGTTGCGCGTGCCGGGGCGCCGGGGCCGAAACTTGAGGAGAGTTGGGCTAGGCGGACGGCGACGCTCTGTTGGGGGCTGCCGAAGTCTGCGGTCTGATCGGCGGCGGTGTAGGTGAGCGAGGGGCTGGTCGTGACGAGGGTGCGTTTGATGGACGAACCGTCGAGGATATCGGCCTGGTAGCGTTCGGCGTCTTCGCTCAAGGGGACGTCGGGGGTATCCCAGGTGTCGCCGCCAGCACGGGTGCGGCGGACCCAGGTGACTGTGAGGTCGCCGTTTGCTGCGCGGCGGCCGCGAACGTGGACGGGGGAAAGTGGGCGCAGGGCAAGGGCTTTGAAGGTGTGGCTTGCAGTGGCGTAGGTGGCGTCGCCGATGGCGCGGGAGGCGGGGCCGTAGCGCCAGTAGAGCGGCAAGCGCGTTTCGGCAGAGGTCAACGGGATGGCGGTGATCGCCTGATCGATCAAGACGAAGCGACTGCCAGCAGGGATCATGGCCGTGATGGCTGCATCGGTGCCCGCCTGGCCGCGCAGGAGGCCGGTCAAGGTGTAGGTGCGCGGGGCCGTCAACGCGACGGTCGCGAACTGGATGAGTTCCCAGTCGCCGGACGGCGTTTCGATCGCGGCGACGTTGGCGCCGGCAAAGACTTGGATGGGCGAGGCGGACGCGAGCGCGCTAAACCCGAGGGTGACTTGCAGGGCATTGGCGCGGTCCCACCGGCTGGATGGGGCGGCCGGGAGGGCTGTGAGGGTCGTGCCCATCGTGGCCGGAGTGGCGGCGATGGCTTTGAGGCGGAAGCTGGTCTGCTCGGGCGAGGCGTAGAGTGCGATGCCGCCGGGCCAAGGGGTCTGGAGGGCAGCGACATAGCCATTGGTGGGGGTTTCGTCACCCCGCAGAAGTGGCAGGTCGAGGAAGGCTAACGCGGGTTGGCCTGAGATGACCGGATCGCTGGAGCGGCCAGGACGGGCGGGGGCAGGCGTTGCGCCATAGACGCCGACATCAATCGAGCGGGCCTCGATTTCACGGGTGCCGTGTTCGCCGATTTCGGTGATGCGGAAGGTGCGGCTGTCGTCACCGGCGTTGAGGGCGATGATGTCGCCGGGTTCCAGCGCCAAGGCCGACGGCGGCAGCAGGAACGAGGCGCGTTCACGTGCTGCCCAGGCATCAAACAGCCAGCTATCGGCAATGGCGCCCGCCTGCTCCGCGTCCATGACGATGGCGAGGTCGGCTTGGGAGACGCGGCCTGATGCGCCGGTCAGGCGGCGGCTTTCCGCGACCGCCTGGCGGTAGTCGGCGCTGGCGGCGATGTAGCGGATTTTGGCGACGGCGGGGAGTTCGGTTTCTTGCCCACGCGTCAGGCTGAGCAGGGGCTGGCTGGGTTTGGTTTCGACGAGATCGGCGGGGGCCAGCGTCAGGAGCGGCGGGGAGGTGCCGCGCTGGCGGAAGGCGAGTTTGCCGCCGGTTTCGACGGTGTCGATGAAGTAGGCGAGTTCGAAAGCGCTCAAGGCTTCACGGGCCGACATGACGCGGTCGATGGCGTAGCCGGTGACGGTTCCAGCAAGGTTCGACACATCGCATAAGGTGAAGCCGTAATCGTCGAGGATGGCAGCGATGGTATCCGACAGGGGGGCGCTGGCGAGGCGGCCGTTTAACCAATGGCCGAGGTGCCAATTGTCGCCGTCGCCCCAAAGCTGCGTGTTGGTTGGGAAGGCCGGGAAAGGCCGCGCGTCCCAGGCGTAGACGTGGATGCGATCCAGGGCGACCATGCGTTCGCCGGTCAGGGCTGAGACGGGGTTGGTGCCGTTGACGTAGCCGGTCGCTGCGGGATCGAAGGCTTCGACCATGGCGCGCAAGACGCGGCGTTGGATCAGGTCGTCACGGGTGCCGTTGGAAAAGTATGGCAGGGCGTTTTCGGAGCTTTTGGGGTCGACGAAGACATTGGGCTGGTTGGATGCCTTGTCGGCGGCCGCACAGCCGATTTCCATCAGCCAGAACGGCTTGGATTGCGGGACCCAGGCCGTCGGGGTTGGGCTTTCGACCCCTGCGACGCGATTGTAATGCGGATTTTGCCACCAGGAGCGAATGTCTTTGTAGCGAAAGACCCATGGCTTCCCGAGACCGTCGGTGATGGGGGTGCGGACCTGGGCTGCGCGGGCAGCGTCTGAGGCGTAGTACCAATCGAAGCCTTCGCCGCCGGTGACGTTGCCTTTGAGGTAGGCCAAGTCGTAGATCTGGCGGGTGCCTGCAACGGCGTCGAGGTGGGTGTGGCCGTCGCGCCAGTCGGACAGCGGCCAGTAGACATCCATGCCGATGGCGTCGATGTTGGGCGACGACCAGAGCGGGTCGAGGTGGAACGTTACATCATTTGAGCCGTCTGCTGGCTGATGGCCGAAGTATTCCGACCAGTCGGCGGCATAGGTGACTTTGACGGTGGGGCCGAGGATCGATTTTACGTCGGCGGCCAGCGCGATGAGGGCTGCAACGAACGGATATGCGTTGGCGCTCGCGCGGACGGTCGTGAGGCCGCGCAGTTCGGTGCCGATGATGAAGGCGTCGATGGGGCCTGCGGCTTTCGCGAGCATGGCCTGATGGAGGACCATGCGGCGGTAGGACCATTCGTTGGCTGGACCCGAATAGAGCACCGTGTCGCCGTCGAGCGTGAAATGAGCGGGCGTCACGGTGCCAACCAATGCTGCGATCTGGGTCGCCGCGGCGGCGGTTTTGTCGGGCGTTCCAGGTTGGCCGGGGGCTGGCGTCACGGTAATGCGGCCGCGCCAGGGGAAGGCTGGTTGCGTTGCGCCGCCGTAGGGGTTGGGAAGCGTGTTGCTGGCGGCGACGTCCATCAGGATGAAGGGCGTGAGCGTCACGCGCTTGCCGCGTGCGGTGAGGTCGCGGATGGCTGAAATCACGGAGGCATCGGACGGTGTGCCACCGTAGGCGGGGCGGCCATCGCGCTGGCTGACAGTGTAGGCCGTGGCGCGGGTCTGGCCTGCGACGGACCAGACGGCGGGTGCTGTCTGCTTGTCGCGGCGCTCAATGCCGGGGACGATCTGGCAGGAACCCGCGCGCAGATCGGTGCCAAACCACGAGACGATCAGGGAGACGGCGTTTGCGTTCGGCAGGGTTGTGGCAAGCTGGTCTAACGACACCGACCAATCGGTGCTGCCAAGCCGGGTGTGAACGTTTTCAGACGCCGACGCGCCATAGCCGGTCGTTTGCGTGACGGGCTCCGTGGCGTAGACGAATTCGCCCGAGCCGGGGATGACGACGACGGCTTGAATGGCCTGGGCGAAGGGCTCGGTTGCGCGATAGATTTCAAAGGAAAGCTGGGGCAAGCGGTTGCCAAAATCGGCCAGTGCCAAGCGCTCGAATACAATGTAGGCGGTGTCGCGGAAGGCTGGCGTTTGGCCAGCGCCTTGATGGGCCTCAATAAGGCTATCGGGGGTCTGCGTCGCGGTGCCGGTATAGAGACGGGTCGTGATCTGGGAGAGGTCGAGTTCCTGGCCGTTGGCCCAAACGCGACCGATGGCGGAGATTTGCCCCTCGGCCAAGGCCACGGCAAAGTTGGCGTAGTAGCGGTAGGTCGTCGACGTCGCGCTGCCGCCACCGCCGATGCCTTTGCCCGCGCCGCCCGCGTCCTGGGTGACGGCTTCTTCCTCGAAATCGGTGGCCCAGATGACCTGGCCGCCGCTGCGGACCCGGCCATAGACTCGGGGGATGGCTGCACCTTCGGTGGATGCGGTGACGTGCAGGTCGGACAGGCGCGGTCCTTGGACATTTTTGGAGCCGCCAGAGCTGCCAAACAGCGCCTGGTCGATGTAGGAGCCAGCGAGCGCGCCGATCTGGGTGCCGACGGCGGCACCGGACAGGGTCGCGCCAAGGACGGCAATGCCGGAGGGGAGCAGCGCGCTGCCGACTGCGGCACCGGCGGCGGCAAGAGCGAGGGTAGCCATGCGGGGGACCTTGAGCGCAGATGGGTTATGCCAAATTGATGGCTGCTTAGGTCCCGGCCTTCGCCGGGATGACGTCGAGTGCTGGGAACTCGAAAACGGCGGCCAAGCGGCGACGCCACCAGGGACTGAGGCTGACTTCGCAGGCGGGGACGCCTTCGATGGCGTGGATCATCGTCTCAGGCGTGGCCATGATGGCGGCGTGCTTGGCGACGGTATCGGCGCGCAGGCGAAAGATGAGGACGTGTCCGGGACGGGCGTCGGCTATCGCGACAGGCGCAAGGTGGCGGGCGGCGGCGTCAAGCATGGTTTCAATGCCGCGCGCCTCGGCCCAATCGCGCGAGTATGCCGGCGGGGTTTCGGGGTCGAGGCCGGTCACCTCACGATAGACGCCACGCACGAGGCCAAGGCAATCGCAACCTATCCCGCGCACGCTCGCCTGATGGTGGTAGGGCGTGCCGATCCATCGGCGGGCTGCTGCGACGATGGCAGGGGGGGACGATTTACACATGATTTCAACAACAGTTTTGCTGGAATGGAGCAAGCGTCCGCCGAATCAGCCTATTTTTTTCAGGCTCGGATGAGGTCAGCGGTGCCAACAGGTGATAATCATGGCGTTCACGCAGCACGATTTTACACGCACGTCAGAGCCGTTCGCCGACGGCCTTGGGCGAGACGCCGAACCGCGATTGGCCGACCAATTTCGGTGGATGTGGTTGACGATCTCCGGCATGGTAGCCGACGCCGCGTATGATGTCGCGCACACGTTTGCCCTCCTCGAGGCTGAGATCGACGTGTTTCTCCAACGCTGGCAAAGGGACTGAGACGCAAGCGGCGACTTATACCAGCCCGCAGAAGTTTCGACTCTTGGTTTGAAGGGCTGCGGGCTGGTATTCTCTTCGCTTTGCGCGTGGCCGCCCCACCAACCCCACGCGCGGATACCAAACCGCATAAGTCAGTACTTATGCGGTTTGGTATTAGAGCACGTTCGCTCGTGATTGATTCCTCAAACGATCAGGCGCTAAGGGCCGGAGACGAGGAAGTCGTTGCCGGGCATGTGGGGGAAGCCGCGAAAGTTCGCCGCGTTGGCAAATTTCGACGCGCAGGTCGACAGGTGCTTGTCGCAGCCCGCCGTGATGATGAACGTCTGGTTCGCGATCAGGGGGAGGCGGGCTGCGGACCAGAGTTCGATCGCGGCCGTACTCGCGGTCATCGTGTGGGATTTGACTTCGATCTGCTGGCCGTTGGCGGCACCAGAGGTGAAGGTCAACAGGCCGCGGGTGAACCACCCGGTTGCATAAGCTGCGAGGCCGGAGGCCGTGAACTGGCGGGCGCTCGATACGGCGAGGACGGTGCCGAGACCTTGGACGGCTGGGGCTTTGGCATCGACGGCGCAGCGGGCGTCGCCGAGGCTCGCGTCGCACGTATATTGGAACAGGCGGCCCTTGGGCTGCTGGAGGTAGTGGGCGAGGCCGCGCACTTCGGCTGAAAACGCAATGCCGGAGCGGCGGACTTCACCCAGCGAACCGGAGCGCATCAAAACGCGTTGGGCGGGGTCGGACCAATTCACGCGGAAGATTTCGACGGCGGCGTCGTCGTAGTATCCGGCGGCAAGGTCGGCTTCGACGAGGGCATTGGACGTGATCGCGCTGGAGACTTCCAGGTTATCGACGGCAAGGCCAACGGTGTCTTTGATCTCGCTGGCCGTGAAGCCGGAGGCGGCTTCGAACGTGGTGCCATCGAAGGAGAGCTGCCGGTCGTGGTCGGTGAAGCCGAGACGGGTGCCGTCGCGACGGGTTAGGCGCCAGCACCAACACAAGGTCGTTGCGCCCGTGGCGAGGTGGGCAGCGAAAGCGGGCGAGAGGGTTTTCATGGGGCCTTCCAAATCTGGAGACGACCGTGTCACAGCAGCGTTCACGCCACTGGCACGATCAATGGCATCTCAGCCTGACTGAATGCACTTTTCAGCCTTCACATAAGTGCGTAGTGTGCCAAATATTGTTCTGTAGCGGGGGCTGCGTCGTGTCCCACCATACTTTGACTCATTGGCCGGACGTAAATTCAGCTCGATCGCACACCGACCGGCCTTGGATCGTTGAACGGCGCGGGCAACAGCTTGGCCCGTTTTCGACCGTCGAACTTGCGCTTGCAGCCAAGAATGGGCTGCTGGGCGAAGACGATCTTATCTGGAAATCAGGCCTGCCGAACTGGGTTCGTGCAGGCGAGGTCGACGGACTGCTGCCATCGCAGGAACAAGCAGCGCAGGTTGGCTCTTACGGAGCAGCCTCAACAGGCCGTGAGCAGACCAACCTGGTGCACTGTTATTCGGCGGCATTTTCCGCCAGAAAAGCCGCCCCTATCGAACCGCGCACTGTCCAAGCACAGCCTGCGCCGCGCCCACAAATGTCGGTCGTCGTTCGGCACGACCTGAGCAGCCAGACTTACAGAGACCAGACTTACAGAGACCTGGGGCGTCACGAACCAAGGCTTGCCGACAATACCGCAGGCCGCCAAACCGACGCTGAAGCCATGGCAAGGCTGCCCGCCGTTCTGCCAGCTCAATCCGTCGGCGTCACGTCATCATCCCTGGTCGACGCATCTAAGTCACACACCTTCGCTGACAGGATTGCGCGGGAAATCATTCTCATGCTCGACCGTTACGATATCAAAACCATTGATGACCTCGCCTCAAACGACCGGCTTCGTCAATTGGCTGGGTTCACGTTCGACGCGTTGCCCACCACCGTGCGGCTGCCCTTATCAGGCATCGTGGGCAGGGCATGGGTGGAGGCGCATATTTTTGACGCGTTGCTGCGATTACGGGCTGCAGTCTTGCGGCCGGAGTACCAATCGTTGGATCTGCGCCAAATTGCTTTAGCGCAGGTACCAGCGATCGCCTTGGCCCTTGATACTGCCATCGCTCAGACTACGAACAGCATGGGATCGATTGTTTCGTCGAATTGGAATGCCGTGTCAGGGGCGATCAAGGGTTTGCAGTCGCAAATCGCGGGTCAGCCTCCATTGACTGCGCTCTCTTCGGCGAAATGATAGCTAGAGTGCTTCCGGGAAAAGCACGCCCCCGTGAAGGCGGGGGTGTGAGCGGTTTTCCTAAAAAGAAGCACGACAAAACAAAGAGCTAGGGTCTGTCTTTGATTCAATCAAAGTCGGACAGACCCTAGAGGCGGATTTCGATGATGGGGATGTTGGGGATTGCGCCGTGGGTGAAGCCTTGCAGGGAGATGTCGAGCTTATCGGTGTCGAAGCGGACGGGGACGTCGAACTCGAAGCCAGCCGTGATGGTGGAGCCAGCCGTTGGGATGTGGCCTGCCAGAAAGGTGACGAGGCCGGTCGCGGGGTCGATGGCGACGCTGGTTGCGGGTTTGGGTACACCGTTGACCGCGATCAGCACGGTGCCGGCGACGGGTTTTGCAATGGTGCGGGCCCAAGGTGCGAACGCACTGCCATAGGTTTTGATGAGTTGGAACGTGGCCCGCGTTCCGTTGCCGGTGCCGATGGTTTGGTCGGTGGCCGTTGGTGCCTGGGTCGGCGGGCAGGATTTCCAGTCGGCATGGTCGCGCCAGCGAAAGCCCGTCAAGCGGCCACGGCGTTCTTCGAAGAAGCCGATCACAGCGTGCAGGTCGTCGATGGATTTGACGCCGTAGCCCGCGTTGTAGGTGCGGCGGCTGTCGGCCCAACGCGCGTTGCGTTCCTCAAAGCCGGACCCGAGGGTGACGACGTCGGTGCGCCGTTCGGGGCCGCCCTGGCTTGCGCGCGCGATGGCGGTGGGAAATCTTACGTCATGGAATAACATGCTGGCCTCGAACCGTGGATGGCTTTAGTCGCTGCACGAGTGGGGCTAGCCCCACGCCCCACCGGGGAGCGCAGCTCCCCGGACCTCTTAGCTTTTTGGGACTTACAGATTGCGTTGGCCGAGCGCGACGGTGCGGGACAGCATGGCGGCACTTGATATCTCACGCTGGCTGATCCTCGCTCGCGCTCGGGCCAGCTCCGATGGGGCGCGCGACGGCGCGCGGGTCGCGTTGCTCCCGGCCCTAGCGGGCAAGGAATAGGTCAGAGATTGCGTTGGCCGAGCGCGACCGTGCGGGAGAGCATGGCGGCACTTGTTATCTCACGCTGGCTGATCCTCGCGTGCGCTCGGGCCAGCTCCGATGGGGCGCGCGACGGCGCGCGGGTCGCGTTGCTCCCGGCCCTGGCGGGCAAGGAATAGGTCACAGGTTGCGTTGGCCCAGCGCGACCGTACGGGACAGCATGGCGGCGATTTGGGTTTGGCTGCGGGCGAAGCTTTCGGCGTCGGTGGCCTGGACATTGAACGTGACGTTCATGCCCGATGCGGCCGGGGCCTTGCCTGACCGGTCGTCCGGGCCGCCTGCAAGGGGCACAATGGCTGCTGCGCGGCGCCCGGTCTGGCCTGCGGTGACGGGAAAGGCTGCCGGGCTTTGAATCAGGCCATTGCTGGCGAAGGGCGACGGTAGGCCGGTGGCAGGTGCGCTTCCGGTCGACAGGCTACCGCCGCTGAGCAGCCCGGTCACGAGGCTGCCGAGACCGTCCGTCACCGGCTTAAAGGCGGCATTGAGGACCATCTTCGACAGGCTGAGCGCAAGGGTGGCGAAGACGTCGTTGAGGCTTTTGCCTTTGAGCACAAGGCCGTCAAGCGCGGTCGTCAGGGACGCTGAGAACTGCTTGCCCGAGAGCTGGACCTGCTTGAGCTGGTCTTCGAGGCCCGACGTGTCGGCGTCGATGGCGACCGTCCAGGTTTCGAGGGGGGCTTTTTCCATGCTGGGTCTTTCTTTGGCCTCACGCGCTGAGGGCGCTCCGGCGGGGCGGCGCACGAGCGCCGGGTCGCAAATTTGCTCCCTAAACCCTGCGGGTTTGGGTTCGTAGCCTCACGCGCTGAGGGCGCTCCGGCGGGGCGGCGCACGAGCGCCGGGTCGCAAATTTGCTCCCTAAACCCTGCGGGTTTGGGTTCATAGCCTCACGCGCTGAAGGCGCTCCGGCGGGGCGCGCGAGTCGTGGAATGCGTCGCTCCGCGACGACGCGCGGGTCGCAGTCGCTCCCCGACGCTGGCGCGTCGAGAGTGATGACTTAGGGTCAGTCGGGGAACTGGATCATGAGGGCTTTGAGGCAGGCGCGGGTTGGGCGGTCGGCGGAGGCGGCGGCGGGGCCGAGCACCGCACGCGCGGCGGCGGCGAATTCACGTGGCGTGAGAGCCCAGAAAGCGCGGGACTCCAAACGCAGGATGCCAAGGCCCACCGCCATCACCTCGTCCCAGGGAAAGGGACGGGTGCGGGCACCTCGATGTCTTGGTGTTCGGTTTGCTGCCGCCCCTCACCCTCGTTTCGCTGCCGCCCCTCACCCCAACCCTCTCCCCGTGAAGGACGGGGAGAGGGGGTGAAGGTTGCGATCAGAAGGCGGGCGACGATGTCGATGACGCCGGGGATGCCGTTGGGTGTGTGCATGCGCGCGACCGTGGCATCGTCAATGTCATGCCCCGCGCCGCGCAGGCCCGCACCTATAATGCGGACGCAATCGCGGGCGGAGAGTTTGCCGCCCTCGAAGCGTTGGGCGAGGGCGAGCATGTTTTCGTCGCCAAAGGCTGCCTCCAATTCGGCAAGCGCGCCGAGAGTGAGGCAGAGCGTGTAGGGCGTGCCGTCGAGGATGCCCTCGATTTCGCCGCGATGAAGATTGGGAATAGAAGGTCTCCTTTTTGTGTCTCACGCGCTGGACGCGCACTGGCTGGGCGCGCGAGTCGTGGAATGCGTCGCTCCCTGACGCTTGGCGTCGAAAAGTTGGCACTTGCTGATCGTTGTCGTGGGAGGCCACCTTCGCGGCCATGACGAAAAAAGGGGGCGATTAGGCCGCCGTGAAGGTGATTTCGCCGGCGGATTCCAGGGCGATGTCGAAGGCGACTTCGCCGTCGTGTTTCCCGCTCAGGTCGAAGCTGTTGATCTGGAACGGGCCCTGGACAGTGCCGAAACTGGGGATCACGATCTGCCAGGGTGCAATGGTGCCATTGAAGACGTGGGTGCGGACGATCGCATCGGAGGCCGCGTTCTTGAAGATGCCCGATCCGGTGACACCGGCGGATTTGCCGCCGCCGCCCGCCAGGAGTTCGCGCCAAAGGCCTGCGGATTCCGATGACGTCACGTCAACGGTTGCCAGGTTGAAGCTGATCTTGCGGGAGCGGATGCCAGCCACGGTCGTGTATACGCCGGTGCCGTTCGCGTCGACTTTGAGGAGGAGGTCTTTGCCTTTTTGTGCGGTCATTATTTATCTCACTTTGTTATGCCTCACGCGCTGAAGGCGCTCCGGCGGGGCGGCGCACGAGCGCCGGGTCGCAAATTTGCTCCCTCGACGCCTATGGCGTCGCTTTAGTGGGGCATGCCTCGGCGCTGCGCGTCGCTTTAGTGGCTGGTGTTCCTACGCTGCGCTTCGGGCAACCTGCGACGGCGCGGCGGACGGCCGCCGGGTCGCAAATTTGCTCCCTCGACGCCTGCAGCGTCGCTGTTGTTTGCCTCACGCGCGGCGGCGCGTGAGGCCACTAAACAGGTTCGGTGACGGCGCGGAAGCGGACGAGGGCGCGGTAGGTTTCGTTGTCGGGTTCGCGGCGGGCTTCGGTGAATTCATGGCGCAGATTGATCAGGCGATGGCCGTCGAGGGTCAGGGCTGACTGGTGGAGCGTGGCGCGGACGAGGGCTGCGATGTCGTGGACTTGCTTGCGTCCCGACATACGGGACCAGACATGGAGGGTGAGTGTGTGCTCGCGGCCATCGTCGGTGCCCGTCGACCAGTCGCGTTCGATGGTTTGGCCGAGCGACAGGTAGGGGTAGGGCGTTTTTGGCGGCACGTCGTCGAAGACGCGCGCGGTGCCGCCCGTCGCGGTGGTGAGCGCGGCGTTTGCGGTCAGGGCGGCGACAACGGCGGATTGCAGGGCGAGGCTGGCGCTTGCTGGCATGGCGGTGGTTCCTCTTTCAGTCGTGTTGCTCGACGCTGACTCGGGGCTGCCGCCCCAGACCCCGCTCGAGAGGGACACCCTCTCGAACTCGCCCGTTTTTTGGGACGAAGAAAAAGTTATGGGTCCAGGGACATGTCCCTGGCCGGGGTGTCCGAGGGGCGGTCCGCTGCGGTCGTCCGAGCGCCTATCAGCGAGGACGTGAATCGCAGAGGCAATAAGAATGCCCCTCGGCTTCGTGAGGCTGGGAATGGACTCGGAGTTTGTCGCTACCCCCACCCCTAACCCCTCCCCGCAAGGGGGAGGGGAATCGGATCGGACCGAGCGTCACCGCTGGGGCCTGCTATGACGTGCGGATGGTGGTGATGATCGGGAGTGGGGACGGGTCGTCGGGAGATGCCGGGCGGAGGGAGGTCAGCTTTTCGGCGATGCGGGCGAGGGCCGTTGCGAGGGCTGCGTCGATCAGGCGAGACCGGGTGGTCGCTGCGCCGATGCGAAGGGTGATGCGGGGAATCATGTGACGTTTTCCTCGCAGCGGCATTCGAGGAAGCGTTGCCGGCTGGCATGGTCGAGCACGGTGCGGATCTCGAATAGGCGGGTGCCCAGGCGCAGGCGGTGATCGGGGGTCAGGCCGTCGCGATGGCGAAGCCAGATGGTGTGAGTGATACGGCCAGCCAAGCGGTCGGCGTCGGCGGATTCGGTGCCGCTGGTCGCATTGAGCGAACCCCAGACTTCGGCGGCGAGCGCATAGGTCAGGGTTGCGCCGCCTGCGCCGTCGCTGGTGCGGACGGGTGCTTCCAGCGCGAAACGGTGGAACAGGTCGCCAATGGTGGGCGTGGAATTCGAGGTCACAGGCGGGGCCTCCGGTAGGGCATCAGCAGATCGGATACGGCTTTGGGGATGGCGGTCTGAGGCTCGCCGATTTCGATGGGGTCGCGGTGCTCATACCAATGGGCGACGAGCAGGAGCAGGGCCTGGCGGATGGGCGCGGGGACGTCGTCGGCGGTCGGGCCAAAGCCTGCCGTTAATGTGATTGCGATGCCGTTGGCGGCGGCGGTCACCACGGGCCAGAGCTGGCTGACGTTGACGACGCGGGCGGGTGGCCCGGCATCAAGGACCGTCGCGGATGGGGCGAGTGTGGTGGACGTGCCATTGGCGGCGATCGTTTTGACCGTGGTGACCGCGACGACGGGATGAAGAGGCAGGGGGACGGCGTTGCCTTTCGGCCAGGCATTGAGGGTGAGCTGCCAGGACTGCGTGATGAGCGCGAGGCCAAGGGCTGCCTCGATGTGAAGCCGCGAGGTCAGGATCAGGCTGGAGATGAGAATGTCTTCATCCATCGTATCGACGCGCAGGTGCGCCTTGGCTTGCGCGAGCGTGATCGGCTCCGTGAGGGGGCCAGCGATAAGGACGAGCGCCATGGGTCAGCCTTGCGGTTTGAGGGTTTGCGACGGGGGTGATGGGGGGGCGGGACTGCTGTTGCGCGGAACCGGGTGGATGAGGTCCGGTGCCGACGCGTCTCAACGCACGTGCGACTCGCAGCGGATGGCGGCGCGCGAGCGGCTAGCGGAGGAGCAGTCCCGCCGAACCTCGCAAGCGGAGGAGGGACACTTGCGAGGTGTGGGGATGGGGTTTGGGCAAAGAGGCGCTACGCGCTCGGGACAGGAGAAGGCGCTCGAGAGGGACACCCTCTCGAACTCGCCCGTCGTTTGGGACTTTGAACCAAGGTCCAGGAGGTCGGAGTTTGTTGCCACCCCTCACCCCAACCCTCTCCCCGTGAAGAACGGGGAGAGAGGGACGTGGGCGTGTACGTGACTTACGTGACGCGTTAAGAGCGAAGCGAACCGGCGGTCGTATGCCGACCTCGCGGCGCTGCCCGAGAGCCGCGAGGAACGGCAGCGTGAGCGGATTAAACGCCGAACTTGAGGAGCTTGATGGCGTCGAAGTCGGCGACTCCGCCGCCGACGCGTTTGGTGGTGTAGAACAGGACGTACGGCTTGGCGCTATAGGGGTCGCGCAGGACGCGGATGCCGACCCGGTCGACGATCAGATAGCCACGCGAGAAATCACCGAAGGCGATCGAGAACGAGTTGGCTGCGATGTCTGGCATGTCTTCGCTTTCGGCGACGGGGTAGCCGAGCAGGGTTGGCATCTGGCCGGGCTGGTAGGATGGCTGCCAGAGGTAGTTGCCATCGACGTCCTTGAATTTGCGGACCGCGCTTTGGGTGGCGCGGTTCATGACGAAGTGGGCCGAGGCGCGGTAGCCAGCCTTCACCGCGTAGATGAGGTCGATCAGTTTGTCGGACGGGTTGGCAGCGGCAAAGCCAGCCGATACGCCGGTTGAAAGCGTGCCGAGTTTGCCCCAGACCCAGGCTGAGTTTGCCACCGTATCGTAGACGAGGAAGCCTTTGGGCTTGTTGATGCCGTCACCGGTGACGAAGGCTTTGCCTTCCTGAGTGGCAAAGGCGATCTGGACTTCCTCCGACAGCCACTGGTCGATGTTGACTGCGCTATCTTCCAGCAGGGTCGGGGTCGCGGCCGGCATGGCATAGAGTTCCATGGTCGGGAAGACGGTTGCGCCCAGCGTCGGGGTCACCGTCTGGGGGCGGGCTGCCGTTTCGCCGACCCAGCCCGTATCGAAGCCGGTCGTCGCGTATGGGCGTTTGTAGACCGCACTCGATACCTGGCGGACACCGGCGATCGCGCGGATCGGCGAGATGTTGGTCAGCGAGCGGTTGATGGTCGCTTCGAGTTCGGCGGGAACCAGATAGCCGCCATCGGGGTCGGAGGCAGCGGACAGGGCTTTGGATTCCAGCGAGCGGAGCGTCGCCGTGTCGCCCTGGCGGACATAGCCGTCGAACGCCGACTTGTGGGCAAGACCGGTTGCCGATTGCGGGGCGCTGCCGCCGATGACCGGGCGTGCGGCCTTCAGGGCCATCTCGTCCATGGCACGTTCGATGCGGGCGAGCTTTTCGTTGGTGACGACGTCGCTCGACGAGCGGGCCGACAATTCGGCGAGGCGCTGGTCGTTGGTCGCTTTGAACTCGTCGAAGGCGCGCATCATGTCGGCGATGCTGTCGGTTTCGAGGGACTTGGTTTCAAGGGTGGGGATTTCCAGCATGCAGGGTCCTTATCGGGTTTTCAGGTGTTGGCGCGGATAGAGGCGGTCAGGGATTGAATGCGGCGGCTGAGGGGATCGTTTGCCGCTGGGCTTGAGGAGCGGGGCTGCGCCTTGACCGACGTGACGCGAGCACCGGGCAACATGGGGAAGGTGACGACCGAGATTTCCCACAGGTCGATTTTGGTCAGACGGCGGAGGCCGCCTTTAGCGGTGCGGTTCGCGCCTGA